CTGCCCCCGACTTCGTGCTGCGCCAACGCCTTCGGGTCTTAGCCTTCAACCCCGTCTACCGTAACGCAGGGGAAGAGTACCTGTATAGCTCAGGCAACACGGGTCGGTCATTCGCTCAGTCGCAGAAGGCTCGCACAGCGTGGTTCGACTACATGGACGAGTACGCTCACGACTGCACACGCACTCAGCTGCTCGGTCAGAAGCTGCTCATTGACGGCTACGCCTTCTATTACCCAACTGAGGACTACGAGCCTGAGTGGAACGAGCGGGGCGCTTACAACCTGGCACAGTCACGGGTCACCGTGTTCCACGAAGAAGCGATATTCGGGTCGACCTGCGGAACGATGGCGAACGCTGTGTGTCCTCCGCAGGTGGTGCCGGTGCCGGTGCCTGCTGAGTTGAATGAAGTGATAGTATTAGTCGATACTCTCAACATTAGCCCTATTGATCAATTTAGTGTATTATTTACAGATTATTATTGGGGCACGACTGGTGTTCCATCGCAAGGCGCTGGAGGTGGCCCTTATGACTTGACAGATGGCATACAACGTGCTGCATTTGCAACTGATATTGCTAATTTGATAAATGTAACATATCCCACTAGCACTACATCGACTTCATGTACAATAGCTGGCACTAATCTTAATCTGACAGTTATTTGCTCTGGAACTATCAGTATCCCCATGCAAGGATTTTCTATAGCTATATATTCAGCTGGACAAATCGCAATACCCCTACCCATCACCTTCGCATAACATGACCAAAGGAATCCTCACAATCGCACTCAAGCACCCCCTCTACGGGCGGTTCGCTTACAACCTCGCCCTCAGCATCAAGTCGGCTGACCGTACTCAGAAAATCAGCGTCATCGCCGACGACGCCGCACTCGCCCACCTGCATGAAGGCCAGAAGATGATGTTCGACAGAATCATCAAGCCTGAGCCGCATCAGTACATGCGAGGCGACAAAGTGCTGCCGCTACTGACCAAGTTCTACCTGAACGACCTGACCCCCTACGAGAAGGAGACGCTCTTCGTAGACGCTGACATGCTGTTCAGCCCGATGTGCGACTTCAGCAAGCTGTGGAAGGAGATGAGCAAGGTGCAATGGACGATGGCCAACCGAGGCATCAACGAGCCTGACAAGGGTATCAGCGAATGGGTTGACGGTGGAATCCTGAAGAAGCAATACAGCGAGGTCAAGCAATGGTACGACCTCTCGTCTGAGTGGATCTATTGGAAAAGCGGCCTGCTCGCTGACAGTATCTTTACAGACGCACGGAAGTTCTACGACGAGGGAAAGCTGACAACCCGCTCCTTCGCAGGGGACAAGCCCGATGAGCCGTTCTTCAACTTATCACTCGACGCCAACGACCACAAGCCGCATCAAGCACCGTGGCAACCGACCTACTGGCAACCTGCCATGAGCAAGGTGTTGAACGCGATGGACATCAAGCGTCAATACTATGCCTTCAGCGCGGGTGGCAATCACCTGCCTCGTCAACAGCAACTCATCTACGATGAGCTATTAAAGAACGCATCCTACCGGATGAACATGCCGGGGCTTAAAGTGCCCCACAAGCGTACGCAATTAAAAGAAAGACAACACATCTGATGCCAGCAGTTAGCCCTTCATTCCTTGAGCCATACTTGATGTATGGCCAGCGCCATTCACACTACAAGGCAGCCGTTTCGATGGAAGAGGCGCTAGAGGTGCACGCCGATGGCGACTACCCGGGTGACCTCATCGAAGAGCGCAGGCCAGCCGAGTCGGTAGAAATTCAGAACTACCGACGCAAGATATTTGTCCCCATCACCAAGCCGGTATTCAGCAAGGTGATGAACAGCTTGCAGAAGATACGCAAGTCACCGGATTGGAGCATTACCTTCCCCGCTGACCTGCCGCCTAGCATCGCCGAGGACGAGTCGCCTGAGATGTACATCATGCGGCGCTTTCCTCGCAACGGCAGCATCACCAACTGGATGTTTGCAGTAGGGTTGAAGCAGTATCTGATTGACGCCAATGCCGTAGTGTTCACACTTCCCACCCGATTCGAGGTGGCTGAGAATGAGTACTACGAGCCGTACCCGATGATATTTGAATCAGAGTACATCCTTGACTACAAAGAAGGTCAGTACTATCTGCTCAAGGAGGACGACGGTGATGGCTACTGGCTGATACAGCCTGATGTGATTCAACGCTTCGAGGTGGTCGAGCGTGTGCCTCGTGAGGTCTTCCAGATGGAGAACCCACTCGGCTACATGCCCGTGCGCCACATGTACGGGTTGGTTGTCGAGAACTACAAGGACGGCGCTCTATACGAGTCCCGTATCAGTGGCATCGTGCCAAAGCTCAACGAGGCGGTGCGTGAATACAGCGACCTGCAAGCTGAGATTGTTCAACACATCCATTCAACGATGTGGGCCTTTCAACCGCAGCAGTGCGGACGGTGCAAGGGCGTGGGCGAGATACCCCGCGAGAACTCAGCCCCGGTCAAGTGCCCAAGCTGTGAGGGCAAAGGTTTAATGCCATTAAACCCCTACGAGCACTTGATACTTGCGCCACCCCGTCCCGGTGACAACTCTGTACCTACGCCACCCATCGGCTACGTTCAGAAGCAAACCGACATCGCAAGGCTGCAAGAAGAGCGCATCCGTCAACACGTATACGACGCACTGGCCGCTATCAACATGGAGTTCCTTGCCGAGACCCCGCTGAGTCAGTCGGGTGTCGCCAAGCAGGTTGACCGTGAAGAGCTGTACAGCTTCGTGCATAGCATCGCCGAGGACATCGTGCGAATCATGGACGAGGTCTGCTACGACATTTGTGCGTGGCGCTACGGTGGAATCACAGCCGACATCAACAGCCTCATCCCTTACATCCACGTACCTGAGCGCTTCGACATGCTGTCGGGCAAGGTGCTAGTGGAAGAACTGAGTCAGATGGTTGCAAGCAAGGTCGACCCGGCTATCATCAACGCAGCACAGATTGAACTCGCAGGCAAGAAGTTCAACGACTCCGCCATCAAAGACATGGTGGTGTTGAAGCTGAAGCTCGACCCGTTTGCGGGTGTGCCAGAGGAAGCCATCGCGATGCAGCAGGCGCTCGGAGCTATCAACCGCAGCGACCTCATCATACACGCTAACATCAACCGCTTTGTCACCCGTGCGCTTGACTCAGTTGCCGGATTCAACGAACTATCATACGAGCAGCAGATGGCTGTCATGCAGGGCTATGCGGCTGAGTTCACCACACCAAGACCTCCGATTGAGCTTGCCTGATGGCCAAAGCTGATGACATAATTGAACAGCTGCTTGACCTTATCGAGACCCGTCTCGACACGTTCAACGGCAAGATGCCTCAGATTCAGCAGGATGCCTACGCCGTAGTGCTTGACCTGGCCTCCGACCTGGAGACCTCCAACGGGCGCATCAAGCCATCAATGAAGAACATCAAGCTCATTGGCAAGATTAAGGCCGAGCTGAACAAGGTGGTGTTCAACAAAGAGTACACCGATGAACTCGACGAGGTGGTTAAGACCTACGAGCAAATCACTAAACTTCAAAACGCCTACTTTACCGCTCAGGTCGGCAAGTTCAAGGTGCCTGCCGTTCTTGCTGAGATTCAGAAATTAGCTCAGGAGTCAGTCATTGAACAGCTAGGGGATGACGGCATAGGCGTCAACTTCATCAACCCGGTCAAGGACATACTAACGAAGAACGTCACTACGGGTGGCAGTCGGGCTGAGTTCATCGAGCAGGTGCGTGACTACGTGCTTGGTCAAGAAGGAACAGACGGAAGGCTGGTCAAGTACACCAAGCAGATAGTGACCGACAGCCTTAACCAGTACAGCGCCAACTATACGCAGGTGCTATCTGATGACCTCGGGCTAGTGTGGTACAAGTACATAGGCTCGAACAAAGAGACGACCCGACCCTTCTGCAAGGCGCTCACAGCGGCAAAGGCTGACTGCCTGCCGTTCATTCACAAGTCACAGCTACCCGACATCGTTGAAGGTCAGATATGTGGCGAGCAGGTGCCTATCTACGACAAGACGGGACTGCCTCACGGGATGATACCCGGAACCAATGCGGCCAACTTCCAAATCAACCGCGGGGGCTACAACTGCAACCACCAACTTCAGCCCGTTCCTTCCGCTCTTGTGCCTGCCTCTCTACGGCGTCAGTTCGAGGGCGCGTGACGGGTGTATATTTGCATACATAGACCAACCCCAAGCACTAACATAGACCAACCCCATGAAACAACAATTCTTGCAAG